ATTTTCTTCGAGCATTTCCAGGCATTGCCGACATGGTTTACAAATTTATGGATTCTTGTCGTGGCGAGCGTTTTTGGTATAAAGGGAACTCAAATTTTCAGGAACGGTAAAAAATAATGGCTAAAGATTGGATTAAAGGCGCAATTAAAAGACCGGGAGCATTTACAAAGAAAGCTAAAGACGCAGGAATGTCTGTTAGTAAATATGCAAATAAAGTTTTAAAGAAAGATAGTAAAGCTGATACTAGAACTAAAAAGCAAGCATCACTTGCAAAAACTTTAAGAAGTTTTCATGCAGATGGTGGCTTAACTAAAGTAGGTGGTTATAAGCCTGTTTTAGGAAACAATAGATTTGGTTATCCAAGTGGTGGGGTACCAGTTAAAAAAGGTGGAAAAGTATAATGGAAGGAATGCATTTACTTTTTAAGTTACAGAAAGAAATTAAAACTGTTCAAGATAATTTGTCAGGTGTTCTGTTAAATGGACAGGTTGACAAATGGGAAAAATACCAATATATGGTAGGACAACTAAAAGCGTATCAAATAGTATTACAGGAAATCTCTAACCTGCTAAAAGATAAGGAGCATGAAAATGAAAACACAACCGACAATATCCACACCCTCAAGCCAAAAGATTAAATTACCTGATACATCTTTGGTGGGTTTAAAAAAATCAGAAGAACCAAAAGAAATTACGAGCGAAAGCTCAAAGCTACCTCAACCAACTGGTTGGAGACTTTTAGTTTTACCATTTAAAATGGATGAAAAAACTAAAGGCGGATTAATTATGAATGAATCTACATTAGAGCGACAACAGGTAGGCTCACAGGTAGGAAACGTTTTAGCTATGGGACCAGAAGCTTACACAGGTAAGCGCTTTGCAAATTCTGGACCGTGGTGTAAAAAAGGAGACTGGGTAGTGTTCGCACGATACGCAGGCTCTAGAATACAAATAGAAGGTGGAGAAGTGCGTTTGCTAAATGACGATGAAGTTTTAGCAACAGTCGAGGATCCAATGGATATCTTGCATCAATACTAAATATAAGGAGAAACTAAACTATGCCAAACGTAGAAAAAGAAAAGGATAAGATCATAGACTTACCAACAGATGGCCCAGGAGCCGAAGTTACATTACCAGAAGAAACGGTAAAAACTGATATTGACGTTCCTGAAAAAAAACCCGAGGGAGAAGTAGAAATTAAAGAGACTCCTCCTCAAGAAGAAAAACCTTCCGAATTAATTACGGAAGAAGAACCTAAAAAAGAAGAACCTAAAAAAGAATTAGAAGAGTATAGCGAAGGAGTTAAGAAAAGAATTGCTAAACTTACTAAACGTATGCGTGAATCAGAACGTCAAAGGGATGAGGCTACGAAATACGCAAGAACAATTCTTCAAGATAACACGAGTCTTAAAAGTAGACTATCTAAATTAGATACAGGTTATGTATCTGAAATGGAGAATAGAATTTCATCTTCCCTTAGTGCAGCTCAAGCTAAATTAGCTGCGGCAAGAGAAGAAGGAAGTATAGCCAAAGAAGTAGAAGCCCAAAAGGAAATTGCTAAACTAGGTTATGAAGAAGCACGATTAGCTGAAATGAAGACGAGACAGGCTGATGGTGCAAAAAAAGAGGAAAGTGTATTAAAACAACCAACTAATATTCAACAAGATCTTCAGCCGTCTCAAAGACCAAAACCTGATGCAAGAGCAACAGAATGGGCAGAAAACAACAACTGGTTTGGTAAAGACAGTGCCATGACCTACACAGCGTTTGATTTGCACAAAACATTGGTCGAAGATGAGGGTTACGACCCACAATCTGAAGATTATTATGGAGAACTCGATAGAAGAATAAAGCTTGAGTTTCCCCATAAATTTGGTAAGAGTATAGAACAATCGACTAAGCCGACTCAAACAGTAGCATCTGCTACGCGAGCCGTAAATAAAGCTGGTCGCAAAACTGTGAAACTCACATCATCGCAGGTAGCAATTGCTAAAAAATTGAATGTGCCACTTGAAGAATATGCTAAACAATTAAGTAACGTAGAGGAGTAGAAGCATGAAAAAAAATAAAACTAAAGTGACTGAAACTGCGGAAGCAGTAGAGGTTAAAGAAGACTCTCGCGCATCCACAACTAGAGAAGCTACAAAGCGTCCTGTTGAATGGAAAGAACCAAATGCTTTGGATTCACCCCCTGCGCCGGATGGATTTCGACACAGATGGATAAGAGCCGAAAGCTTAGGATTCGATGACACTAAAAATATTGCTGGTAAGTTAAGATCAGGATATGAATTAGTTAGAGCAGACGAATATGAAGCACAGGGTTATCCAGTCGTTGCAACTGGCAAACATAAGGGAATAATCGGAGTAGGAGGTCTGTTGCTGGCCAGAATACCTAATGAGATCGCCGACGCACGAAGTCGTTTTTATAGCCAAAAAGCTCAAGAGCGAAACGATGCAGTCAAGAACGATCTGCTGAAGGATCAGCACCCGAGTATGCCTATCAGTTATGATAGTACAAGTACTCGTAGCAAATCTTTCGGTGGTAAGTAAAAGTTTTTTAACAATTACGACCAACGGAAATAATTAACCGTGACTGGAGGTCCGCAAGGACAGGTCACTAACGGAGGAAACAACTATGGCAAATCAAGACGCCGCTTTCGGTCTAAGACCGTTAAAGACTGTTGGTCAACAAGATGATTCCACTGGAATGGGACAACATTGGATAGACGCTGCAGAAGCTAGTGTTATGTATCAAGGTTCTCTAGTAAGCTCACCAGCTACTGGAACTGGATACATCGATATCGCTGGTTTAACTGATGTCTTAAATGTTGGAGCATTTTGGGGATGTTTCTATGATGATCCGACTACAAGAAAACCTACGTTCAAAAACTACTACCCTGGAGGAATAACTCCTCCTCAGAGTCAAGATATCGAAGCTTTTGTTTATGACAGCCCGTATCAGATGTTTGAAATTCAATCAGCTGCTACAGGTGCTTCTGCTCAGGCAGACATCTACAAATGTTGCGATCTTGCTTCTAACGCGGGAAGTACTTCGAACGGAGTATCAAGCGCTGAATCTGCAGACACTTTTGCAGCAGGTCCAGCCCAACTTAAAGTTCTAGGAGTTTCTAGAGATCCAAAAAATAACGAGATAGGTTCAGCTAATGTAAATTGGCGTGTTCAGATCTGTGAACATTTATTTGGTTCTGGAAGCGCCGGAGCAGCCAACTAATAGGGAAGGAGATTAAATTATGGCAATATCACGACAACAACTAGTTAAAGAACTAGAGCCAGGTTTGAACGCCCTGTTCGGCTTGGAATATAAAAGATATGATTCAGAGCATGAAGAAGTTTATGCAAAAGAATCTTCTGACAGAGCTTTTGAAGAAGAAGTAATGTTATCTGGCTTTGCTAATGCATATGTTAAACCTGAGGGTTCAGCTGTTGCATTTGACAACGCACAAGAAACATTTACTGCAAGATATACTAATGAAACAGTAGCTCTTGCATTCGCTTTAACTGAAGAAGCTATGGAAGACAACCTGTATGACAGACTTGCGTCTCGTTATACAAAAGCACTAGCAAGATCAATGGCTAACGCTAAACAGATCAAGGCAGCAACACCTTTGAACCAAGGACTACCGTCAGTAGCGGCAGCTTCTTCGTTTCAATCAGGTGACAATGTTAACTTGTTCAGCACAGCGCACCCAACGATTGCTGGTTCTTTCCAAAACACGTTAACAACTCAGGCAGACCTTAACGAAACTTCATTGGAGCAAGCTTTAATAGACATTGCAGCAATGACAGATGAGAGAGGGTTAAAAATTGCAGCTAGAGGAATGAAAATGATCGTTCCACCTGAAAATCAATTTAATTCTGACAGATTGTTAAAATCTCAAGGAAGAACTGGTACTGCAGATAATGATATCAATGCAATCAAAAACATGGGAATGATCCCTGAAGGTTACAGAGTAAATCATTATTTAACAGATACTGATTCTTGGTATATCATCACTGATGTGCCGAATGGGATGAAGTACTTTGAAAGATTACCTATCCAAACTAAAATGGAAGGTGATTTCTCAACTGGAAACGTGAGATACAAAGCTAGAGAAAGATACGTCTTCGGATGTTCTGACCCTAGAGGTATCTTCGGAGTTGAAGGTAACTAATCAATAAATTAAGAGGCCGCCTAAAAACGGCCTCTTTCTTAACTATAACAGGTGTGATCATGAAAAAATTCCTAGTAAATATCAATGCGTATCAATACCACGCTAAATTTGAAGTTTCAGCTGAAGATAGCGTGGAATCTATTGAACAATCTATTGTTGACAAACTGGGAGAAAAAGTTGTAAAATGGGATTATCTTGGAGAAATGATGGATCCCAGGATTAAACGAATAACCTATGAGGAGGTTGTTGATGGTACAAGAAATGTACAAACAAAAAAGGTCCTTGGAGTTGAAGTGGCAGTTGGAGTATGAGCAAAGTGGTAAATATACTCTTAATATGGTCCAAATTGATAATGCTATTAAAAGCACTATCAATGAGATCAAACTCGAAGAGGCTAAAATTGCAGATAGAGAAAATGCAATTGTTAATGCTGCCCCCGAAGTTTCTGTGGCTACTTAGATAAACGCCACATCGCTGAAATCGTACATTTCCTGTAGGATCGCTTGCACTCTACTCAAATCTAATATATAAATTATTCACTATACAATTAAAAATGATATGTAGACGCGTATAGTCGACGGCCTAGAGACTATATATCAGAAACTAGGAGGATAAAATTATGGCAAGAACAAACTTTTCTGGACCTATCAATGAAGGTAATGTCCAGCAAAACAATCAAAGCTCGACAACAACTTACAAACCGGGCTTAACAAGAAACGTAGGATTCGTTCAAGCAGGTCAATCTTTTTGGCTTGATCACAACGCATTTACGGTAACGGGTGCAGGGGTTGCTAATCTAGCAGCGGCAGCACAACCAACAGATGGTAATATGGTTTTAACTGGTGATGCAGCTACAATCGGAACTACTATCTTACCAGCTATTAATGGTTATGGTGGAGCAGCGCAGATTACAATTACTTCTGCAGGAGACGATCGTAACAATGAAATGGTTTTAACAGGAACTGATATTTACGGTTTACCGCAAACAGAAACTGTTCAACCTATGGCTAATGCTACTACGGTACAATCTACTAAAACTTTTGCAACTCTTACAAGTGCACAAGTTAACTTAACATCTAGTGGAGCGGCTCAGCAACCAGCTGGAAACGTTTCTCTTGGTGTTTTAGCAACAGATAAAATGACTGTACTTTTACAATCAACTTACAATGGTTTTCCAGGAGTTGGTTTTGGTACTGCAGGTTATC